GTTTTAATTACGGGTGATAAATAAAAAAAGGTCCGAATGGACCTTTTAATTTTTACATACTATTTGTTATTGTAATTATATTTTTGAAATTGGTTTAATTACTTGTTTCATTTTTTTAATGTCCTCAGCTATTAAATCTTTATTTGGTTTTTCTTTAGACTCACTAAGTCCAAAACCACCAAACTCAAATTTGTCTTGATTAAATCCACCTTCTTCTTCATCGTCAAAGAAATCACCGTCATCTTCTGTAGAATCAAACATGTCGTCTTCAATATCTACTTGGTGTCCACAACCACCTTCATGAACTTCACCACAGTCTTCACACATACCCCCTTCTCCTAATTCTTCGTCATAACCCTCTTCTACTTCTTTTTTAGCGTCTTTAGCAGCTTTTTTATCTTTAGCTGCTTTTTTCATTGATTCTTCTTTGTCTCCATCACCATCTAAATCAATATAATCAGGTTTTGCTGCCTCATTAACCTCTTCATCTAATTCTGGGTAAGGTACGTCATCAGTTATCTTATCAGTATGTCTTACAGCGTGACCACCAGGAGCTCCGGATTGCATCAATTCAGCTGTTGTTGCCATGAAATTATTTAACTTAACTAAAGTGTTCTCTATTTTCTTTCTCATTTGAGAATCTTGGACCATTTCGTAAGCTTTCTTAATACCGTCTATAACAACCTCTAACCCTTCACCAGCTGCAACACCAGGATTTCTATTATACTGACCCTGTTCGTTTAGTGTGTAGTTACCCATATCTAAAGAGTCGATACCCTCACTAACGATACATTCATTAATTAAATCATAAGCTTCCTTAATGACGTCACCAATACTTTCTTTAACAATTTTTTTGTTAACCGTGGTTGTACTCATCAATCTTTCTAATTGGGTTTCTGTTATAACAACGTTCTGCTTACTACCACTTGTGAAATGTTTGTTGCCAGATAATTCCGACGCAATACTTTCAGATAATGTTTTTTTATTAAATTTCATTTTTACTTTTATTATAAATATACTTTAAACATAAATAGGGAGTAACACTCCCTATTTATGAATTTATTATTGTCTATACATCCTCAAACGATGCCCCAGTAGGTGTCACTAAGAACTCAACGAAGATATATTCTAACGCTCTGGTTGGTTTGATATAAATCTTACCACTCATCTCATTTCTATCTATTTCTTCAGGGTCACTAGATAATACAACTCTAAAGTCTGTTAAACCCCTATCTCTTCTAATTGAATCTAAAATTGGGTTAACTAGGTCTAGGAATTGTTGTCTTACAATATCATCATTTTGTTCAAAGATAAGTCTTACCGAAACAGCTGATATTAATTTTCTAGTTTGTAATAGTAGTCTTCTAACATTAATTCTATCTAAAGCTGACTCCTTAACTTGTAACGTCTTGTTACCCCAAATAATTGGTCCGACATCTGAGAATGTAGCTATTGGGTTAATTCTCCCAACATATAGTGTATCTCTTTCATCTAAAGTTAATTTCTTTCTAGCTTTTGTAGCGTTTACTAACCCTCTAGTATAACCAGCCGACGCGAACCATGGGAATGAAGTATTATCAGTTAACGCGATATTTCTCATTACCTCAGCGGTTGGTGGTATAAATAGTTGTTTATTGTTAGCTGAATCTTGAATTTGAATCCAAGGATAGTACGTAGCTGTATAGTTAGAGTCAATTAACGAGTCTTCTATACCATCTACAGCTTCTTCAGCACCAACCATATTATTTATATCTGTTGTTGTTTTAACAAACATATTGTAATCGGGTGTTGTTGTAACATATAATGAATCAGCTCTATCAGACTCAACCATATCAATAGATTCGTTAACAAGACCTAAATTATCAACATAATTGATACCTGGTGTAGCGAATACATTTATGTCTATAGCTTCTGGGTTACTAAATGTTTTGATACCTCTTAGGTAAGCGAAGTAATCCGTATTAGATTCTGTCTGACTTAATTTCTTAAACGTACCAGAACCTGAAGCGGTTGGGAATTCTGTTGTGCTACACGCTCCAGCTAAGAAACCTGTAAGACCCATCCTATATTCATCTGTGTTAGACCTTGTTTTTCTATAAATGTCCCAACCATCAAAACCACCATGTGGTACTAATGTAAATTTACGTGAACGTAATTTCTTATATGGGTCGGTAGTAGATGTAGGTTCAGAACTAAAAGTTGTTGCACCAACATTAAATATTGATTTACCGTTTAACGTAGTACCACTCCAACTAACATAAGTCCCATAACCACCAACAATTGTTGAAGCTGAGAAATCCATATGGAAACCTTGTGTTACCACAGGCCATAAATCACCCACAGTACCCGTACAAACAGCTGTAGGTACTTGTAGTCCCTTATAATCAAAGAAGTCGTTATCCATTAAACTGGACGCAACACCTAAATAATTTTTACTTACTTTATCACCACCACTTAAGACTTTATTATTTACTGTACTTATTCCACCTGCAACTCCACCAGAACCAAACGGTGGGTCATATACTGTCTCTCCAGGGTTATAATATTTAGTTTTGTATGGTACATACGGGTTTTGTGAACAAGTACCATATTTTCTAAATCGATACCCCTCAAACCCACACGGAATAGAACCAATGAATGTTCCATCAAGAACACCGTCACCTAATTGTAACATAATGTACTTAGATTTTAATTCAAACTCACCAGTAGAGGTACCAACTTTCCTACCTAAGAAAGATACCTTTGTTGGGTCCATACTACATCTTGTAAATTTTTCTAATATTTGTGGTGATGCGTCTGTATCATAGAAATCTCTTACTAGAATATCGAACTCACCTCTTTCGAATGAAAGGTTTGATATAGAAACTTTATATTCTCTATTTGCCGAAGTACCATCTGATATGGAAATACATTTAAATAATCTGAACACGTCTGTACCTTGTAATTCTGAAACAATCCAAGGTGTTTCCGGTGTTCTCCACTCATTCATATACCAACCTATTGTTGTTGGATTTCCTCCTCTTGCTCCAGGAAGGTCATTTAAACAACATTGTAGTCCTCTAACCTTACCACTATTATATAAGTGTCTTAGTAATGCTGGGTACGACTCTTCTAAAAACACTGGAACTTCACTATCTACTTTATCGAACGGTGCTCTACCGAATACTTTTGATAAGTAATCTTTTGACGACGTATTCATAGATGTTTTAAACGTATATGATTGACCATTAGATGATGTTGCCGAAATACCAAATGAAGCGAATGGGTCCCTCAGTACATCAACGTAACTACCAGTACAATCTAAAATAACATCGGACGTTCCTGTTACCGTATAAACTGGACCACCAGTAGTAGTTGTACTTAACCCTCTTGAACGAAGTGTTGCTACAACCATACCATCAGTATCCGCATCAGGTGTAGCTGAGTATTGAGTAACGTCGTATCTAACTGTTCCTGATAAAATATATTCTCCTCCAGTACCTCCTGTAGTTGGGTTTGTTTTATTGTATATTGCGACAGATACACCACTATATGTTCCTCCAGAACAACAAGTGGATGCAAAGTCATAATTAAATAAACTATCGTACCACCAATCATTTTTATATGATGTTAACGGGTCACATACATGTCCAAGCATATTTGATACGGTTTGGCCAGTACCAACAGCTAAAGCGACAGCTGCAGCTGTATCAACACAACCATACTGTAAAATATCACCATTTACAGTAGCCGTAACGGTTGATGCAGAATGTTGTGCTGTGACAGGAAGACCTGTAGTAACGCCCGCTACAGTTAAATTTAATTGACTCCATATAAAACCTAAAACTTTATTATCAAGAGTAGGTTTTACAGTCCCAAGTCCTCCTGTTGACGGTGATGATAATGTATTGTCTAAGAAGTTAATACTATCATTCAATATAGTAGGATACCAAATACCATTAACACCTGTCTGTTGAGTAGTCATAGCTCCAGTATATGCAACACCATTTACGGAATTATATACCACTGTAGCAGAACTATATATTGT